TACCAAGCCAGGTCGCCACCGACGGCCATGTCCAGGCCGCCATAACCAGAGAACAGGCTGCCGATTTTCATGGCCGCCACCCGTGATCAACGCGGCATTCACCGATCGTCCACGCGCCACACGTTGCACACCGCGCAACATCGGCATCTTCGTGCCGATCTGCTGCCGCGCGTTCCATGCGCCACCATGCGCGCGCCATTTTTCCGCGATAAGCGGCAAGAGCGCGCCGCTCGTAGGTGGCTGGGTTGATGCCACGCTCATTGGCAAGGCGCTGACGTAACGGCCACGGCGCATCGGCCCACGCGCGTGGGGATAGGTACGCCCTCACCGTTGATCCTCAGGGAAACTCAAGTCACGCACGCCACCGCAGACGGTGCACTCATAGATGAGGAATTGCGGCTCACGCATCATTTGCCGCTTGGCACACTGCTTGCACCACAGTTCACGATCAGGCATCGGCCAGCCGATCTAGGTAAGCCTTCATCCATTCGGCGACGCCAGCCTCAGGGTCAGCAAGCATGGCTGCATCAGCAACGGTCACCGCTTGAGCACTCGCGCGCAGGTACTCGATGTAGCTCATAAGTGAGCCCCGTGCTTGATAGCATCACGCATCAACAGCAACGTGTCCATGTGCGCGGAATTCACCTGGAACGCTTGCGCGGTCAAGAAATCCACGATGAGTTGCCGCTCGCGCGCTCGCGCGTGGGTGATGATCTCAGCAGCGGTAACTACTTCACCGCGCGGCGTTGCCTCGGTTAGGTCTTGCATCAGCACGCCTCAATGACTTTGCCGACGGTGAGCGCCCACTTCGGCGACCAGTGAAACTTGCCTTCTAGCCCAGGCTTATCGGGTAGGGGATTCACCGTGACGTAAGCCACCACGGTCTGCACCCACGCTGGTGCCGTGGCTGCTCGCTTGCCAACGTAGGCATCAAAGCCAGCCAGGGCTGCGTAGTGATCCCATGTTGGCTGTGTCCATTGCCACGCACCTGAGCCGTAGTTGCCGTCAGCCTTGAACCGTCCTGAAGATTCGCGCAACGCGGCACACTTGAGGAACGCTTCAGCCTTAGGGGTGTAATGCGGCCCGTGGTACTCGGGCATGTGGAAGTCAGCCTGGGAAGGCGTGGCGGCGAGTACCAACGCAAGAGCCGCCGCTGCCATCACTTGCCTGCCTTGAGTAGGTGGTCAAGTTCAGATTCGATTACCGCGTCTTTAAGCAACTCGGCAATGGATTCCGCGCGCAGCAACTCTTGGCGCAGCCAGCGCACCTGGCGCTGGGACTTGGCGTAGCCCTTCCAGTAGGCCACGAATGCAACCGCAGCGGTGAATAGGGCGAGGGCAAACAAGGTTTCCATCATGGGAATACCTCCTGAGGTGAGGGCTGGGTGGCCGTTTTCGCAGGCAGCCACCCAGCCGCCTTGTGGGGGATATTCAGTTGTGTTCCGGCAGCGCCGGATAACGGCTGCCAACAGGAAAGACAGCCGCGTCTAGGGGGTGTTGTGAGAGGTGACCCAGCGCGGAGGGGGCGCTGGGTCGGTCAAGGAAATGCGCTACTAGCGAAATGTTTTGGACAGAAGTTGCAATCTGCAACGCTGTCCCCTTACCGTGGGACATAGATGGCCCTCCAACCATCTGTCAGGTTGGCCGGCTTGCGCGTTGCGGGATTTAAGCAAAAGTGCCGCAATGCAATCGCAGGTCAGCCATCCTGACAACTCAGCCACCTCGGGGGAGATGGCCCAACAGGAAATGCTGGTGTGCAATGTCTAGTGGAACAATCACGCGCGTGTCCAGCAGACACGCGGAAATAATCAAAGAATATGAACGCCATGTGCTCAGGCTGGGCTATGCCCCAGGCACCATTGAGCAGCGCGTGGCACGGTTGCGCGCCTTAGGTGTGCCACCGGATGAGGCAACGCCAGCCGATGTGCTGGCAAGCCTGCCCGCCACAGCGAAGGCATCCACTAAGCGCGTCTACCTGGGCGCGCTCAAGGCTGCCTATCGTGACCTTCGCATCCTTGGCATCACCGACAATGACCCCACCGTGGGGGTGCGCCTACCCTCAGGTGGACGCTCCATGCCTCGACCCTTGAGCGATGAGCAGGTGACGCATCTTCTTGCCCAGGTAGGTCGTGAGCGTGATTGGACGGTGCTTGGCTGCTATGCAGGGTTAAGGGCATCCGATGTCGCAGGGTTGTATGGCGAGGATCTTCTCACCACGCGCAGCGGGTTTGCCTTGCAACTTCACGGCAAGGGCAACGTGCAAGCCACCGTGCCTGCGCATGACCTCGTACTTGAGGTGATGCGCCGCAACCCTGCACGCGGCCCGCTGTGGCGTATGCGGCCAGATTCGGTGAGCCACCGCTGGTCGGTGTGGGCTGCCGATCTCGGCGTTGATGCCACCTTCCACCAATGTCGGCATTGGTTCGGCACAAACGTGTACCGCAACTCAGGTGACATCTTGGTGACCCGTGACCTGCTGCGTCATTCCTCGGTAGCCACCACGCAGATATATGCCGCCGTGGAGCCTGAGAAGTCCTATCGGGCTGTGGCTGGCCTATAAACAGCAATCACCCCCCAGGCGGCCTTTGTGGGGCTTCCTGGGGGGTGTTGCCTTGGGGAGGGACATAAACGCTTAGGGGGATTCCTCAAAGTATTCGCTCAAGTCAATTTCCTCGACCTGGGCAATCTCGGTGGTGAATCCAAGGCTGATCGTTGGCCGCGCTTCTTCCTCGGATTCACCAGCCATCACTAGGGCGATGCCAGCGCAAGTGCTGAGCAGATCCTTAATTTGGCGCAGCGTGAGCTCAGAATCGGTGCGTATCTCAATGTCACCGACTACGATTTTGACCATCAGCGAGCGCTGCCCTCGGCAAGCAAGGTGTAGGCGATGGCATCTAGGTAGTGATCACGGTCATAGCCAAAGCGCGCGCGGGCAATCTTCACGAGCACCATCATTTGCGCGACATCAGTGACCGATATATCCGCACCGATATACCCCGACCACATAGCAGCGATTCGCCGCAGGGTGTCCTCAGGTTTGCCGTGGGTGGCCATGCGCTCACCCATCATGGTGGCGACAGCCTCGGATGCAAGCGCAGGATCAATCACAGGTGCTCCTATATCGCTCTGGTCTGACCGTTGGACATAAGCCGCATGTGCGCGTGGCATTCCTCGCAGACCACTCGCAGGTAGGCAGCCGTTCTAGTGCGGTGAATACCATCGGGGGAGAGTCGAGTGCCACCGCAATCAGCGCACGCATTCATCTCACCTGACCACAGCCCAGCGTGGGGCATCTTCAGCCACGCGCGTAGGTATAGGAACAGGTCAGCCGTGATTTGTACGTCTTGACGGTTGTATTGCTCCATCGTTTTCCAGGCAGGCCCATCACCAGCGAGCACGCGCTTCCAAGTCTCAAAACCGCCAGGGTCATCCTTGGCATCTAGGCCAAGGGCATCAACAATTGCGCCAAGTTTGTTAGACATGAACTTAAAGCGCTTGCGCATGACAGGTAGCAAGTCAATGTCTATCCACGGTGATGGCGGGCCATAGCCACGCAGCACCATCTCGCGCTGCAAATGGGGCACGTCAAACTTGACATGGTTATAGCCCACCACAATGTCGGCCTCATCAAGCAGCGACCACGCAGCGGCGATCATGTCATCAGCACTCTTGCGCTCGGAGAAGAACATGGTGCGCGATTCGCCTAGCCACTTAGCCGCGAAGCACAGCACGCGGCTGGGCTCAATCACCTGTGACGGTGAGATGTTCTGGTCAAACAATCCCCACACGAAGGCTTGCGCGGGGGCCGTTTCAATGTCAAAGACCAGGATGCGCTGCGGTGTCTGCGCTGCCGCGAGTTGCTCGGCGTACCTATCCGCTAACCGCATCGCACTTGCATTCGCCGCGCCGATGCCGACCAATCACGGAATCTCCCACAGGGGTGTCATTTGCCTTGAGCAGCCGAGCAATCGCCGCATGTGACTCATCGCTGACAAGTAGCTCAACGAGGAACGTGCGGTCAGCAGGGTCAAGGGTTGCCATGACCACCGCGACCGTGCACGGTGCGCCAATGGTGGGGTTGGCGAGGTTCTCATACAACCTGGCAAGGCTCATTTGTACAGCAACGCCCAACGCTTCAGCGCTGCCAAGGTGTAGCGGCTATCCACCTTGCGAGCAGGTGCCCAGGTTTTATGGTTCGGCAGGCGCATCTTGAAGCCTGACCAACCGCTGGCATCTTTGCAGGCGTTAGCCAACTTACCCAGCGAGCGCTTCTGCGCTGCGGTGAAATCACGCTTGCGGCCCTTGCTGACCACCTCAACACCGAGCATGAAGTCATTGCCCATGTCATCAGGGATGCCCAAGGCTTGGTAAGGCTTGACGCCCTTAAATGACCCCTTGCCTGCGTGCCAGATGGGATAGGCACTGTGCACATAGACGGTGCCGTCACGGTCAAGGGTGAAGTTAGCCGCTGGCACCTCATAGTGGTTCTGCACAAAGTTGATGACGCCCTTATTCGCACCACGTTGGTTGCCTGGGTGCTTAGGGTCTGTGCTCTCGGTTGCAGCACCAGCCGTGTGGTGCACCATGAGCGCAACAGGTTCACCGTTGGGCCGCCACCCGACGCGGCGTTGCCTATCCCACTCAGGCATAAATACCACCTGGCCGCCAAGTCGAGCACGCAACGCGGTCTGCAATTCCTGCGCGTACTTCATGCCTCATCCACGAATGACGGCGTGCCCTTATCGCCTACGCCTGTGGCAATCAGGGACATGAGAACGCTGGACAGGGCAGCGAGGGCTGCAACGGATAACGCTTGCGTCCAATCCACTTGCATGATGCCCGTTACTTGGGTGCCCCACAGGGCGAGCAGGGCTTGAGCTGCCGTGCGTATCGCACGCTCGGCGGTGTCTTTCCAGAATGCGAGTGACCACATGTTTGCCTCCGCAGGGAATAAAAAAACCGCCCGAAGGCGGTGGGGGATTGTGTTGCGCTTACAGATCGTTGTTCAGGTGGTAGGTAATGTGCTCATCAACCTTGCGCCGCACATCTTTCATGTCGGCTTCTATCCGGTTGAGTTGATCCTTCACCGATGAGCCGCCGTTAGGTTGGAACGCGCGGTGCATGGAGATTTGTGCCTTGATAAGCCACAGGATGCCCGCGAGCATCGCTGAACCGATAATCACCAGCGGCACAATGTCGGTGGGCGCGTCAAAGGTCATGGCGCTTCCTCAATGACCGTTGCAGGTTCCTCGATGACCGACGCCTGGGGCGCTACGAATACGTCCGCTTTAGCGTCATAGGTGTAGCCCTGGCCTGGGTAGCATCCACGGCGGGAGCCGGTGTAGGAGCAGTCGATCCAGGTTCCTGCTAGGCCGATGCTGTTGCAGTATTTGGTGATTTTCGCGTCGTCATCATCCATGTAGGGGATGACGATTATTTCGCGGACGATGCCATCCTTGATGCGTGCCGCGTGTGCGTTGTGATATGTCATTTAGACCGCCACCCTAACTATGACGATACCGGAACCACCAGCCGCACCCGTTCCAGATGCTAGTGCAGTACCGCCGCCGCCACCGCCTGTGTTAGCGGTTCCAGCGGTAGAAGTTGTTGTTCCACCAGCACCGCCGCCACCAGAACCACCAGCGCCTCCGGTGCTAGAACCACCACCGCCGCCGCCGCCAGCATAGGTAACTGATGAACCCGTATAACTATTGGCAAGACCAGTCCCACCACTTGCACCAGTCGTGTTATTGACCGGAACTGAACCTGCTGCACCAGCGCCACCACCGCCGCCACCGGGAGGATCGCCTGTGCCACTCACATAACCATTTCCACCATCATTACCCAAGCCAGACAAACCACCGCCGCCATTATGTAATGCGGTCGCGCCAGCGCCGCCGCCGCCACAACCACCATTACGACCACGGCTTCTGTCACCACCACCAGTCCCACCACCCGGCGCGACATACGAACCTAATCTACTGCCGTTTCCGTTATCGCTTGCGTTTAAAACGCCTGCCGCACCGCCAGCACCGACAATAACTGTCTGTGTCCCTGCCGACAAGTAAGCACTTTCGGCAACCAACATTCCGCCAGCACCGCCGCCTCCGCCACCGTAATATGATCCACCAGCCCCGCCGCCGCCGACAACCAGCACATCCGCGAAACCTGCTGTGGTAACTGTCAGCGTGCCCGACGCCGTGAACGTCCAATACTGATACCCCGTGTAGGAGCCGGTCGGGGTATCGCTGATTTGCGCAGCAGGAACACCGCCAAGGGCTACCCATGCTGAGCCGTCATACACCTCAACGGTGCCGCCACCCACATGCGTCACCATGCCTTCACTCGGCGTGGGGATAGCAGACGCACGCGCCGCGGTGCCAGCAAAGTTCATCACCGCCTGGTCTTGCAGGTAGCCATTTACGTCAGACGCGGTGAGCACCTCACCAGCGGTGAACGTTTTTCGACCAGAACCAGCCATGTCTCTCCCTAGAGTGAAACCCAGGCAGAACCGTCATATACCTCAACGGTTCCGCCACCAATATGAGCAACCATTCCCTCAGTGGGCGAAGGAATAGCAGAAGCGCGAGCAGCGGTGCCCGCAAAGTTCATCACCATTTGATCCTGCAAATAATTCTGAACATCGGATGCGGTGAGCACCTCACCTGCCGTGAATGTCTTGCGACCTGCACCAGCCACGAAACCTCCCTAGAAGCCAAGCGAATCGGTATCAAGGACACCGAACGCTGACGAATCAAGAATGAATGCCGCCTGCGCCTGACTCATCGCAAGGCTCACCGTGTGCGATCCAGGTGACACCGAATGCGCAATGCGATCAACGGTGGCATATTGCGTGATGGCTGAACCAACCGTGGGGCTCAGCGTCACCACCAGCGGCGAAGTGACATCAAGGGCCGCGATGACCGACTGCTGCGCAGCGCTCAAGCCATCCATCAACACCGAGACTTCACTGATACGAAACGTTGGATCTTTGTAACGGCTCAACAGATAGTCAGCCAGGTCGCCAAGTTCGGTGTCATCATCAAAGAGCAAGTTGGACTTGCCCAACTCGTTGATGCCGTAAGCCGTCTGGCTGGTGGCATCAGAAACCGTTGCCGTGCCTCCATTAGCCCGAGATAACACCACTTGGTTGTAAAGCTGCTCGGAGCCGTAGTCAATGGACACCGATGAAATCGGAATACCTGTGCCGCCAAGGGTCGTGGTCACCGTGAAGTCCTGCACCGCAGCGCGGTCAAGGAACGTGGCAAGCCCTGTGCGATCCATGAAGAACGCACCAAACTCGGTGTCCGTGATCGTCTGGATGTAATCCAGCGCATTGGGGTTGTTTGGCGTATCGGCCTGCAACGTCACCACGCCTGTGTCAATGGCGCGCTTAGACGATGGCCAATCAGCGGCATTGAGAATCGTGCCCACTCGACCACCCGAGGTTTGCACCGCTTGGGTTGCCGTGCCCACGGTCACTTGACCAAGTTGCACGAAACCGTCAGCGCACACCGCCGTGGTTGTTGAATCGCCTGATACGTCAAACTCAATGTTCCAATCGTCCACAAAGCCTGTGAAGATGGGCTCATCATTGACCGTGACCTGGACGTTCTTACGCGGCACGATGGACTCGGCATAAGGACTCACTGCCGTTCCAGCCGTGGGGTCAAAGAGTCGAGCGCGGTTATCCAAAACGATCTGCGCGGAGCCTGATTGCGTGCGGTCAAGGATGCGTGAGCGGCCACGCGAGGTGGACACGCTGCGCACATATTCGGTCACGTCCACCAGCGAGAAGTCACCACCCAAACCGAACGTGGTGTTATCCAGCACGCCCTTCACCGAGTCATCTAGGGTGAAGAAGTTCGTGGTGCCGCCAGCATCCTGGTCAAAGGCAAAAACAACCTTGAGCGTCATCACGCCACCGTGATGGGCACAGGCCCGTTGCGCCGCTCGTACTGCTTCAACGCATCCACAATCTGCCTGCCCACCTCAGCACCGTTGGTGCCCATGCCAGCATTGACGGTGAGGTTGATGCTGCTACCCATGCCACCGCCAGGCTGACTCATCATCGGCCCATTAGGAATGATCGTGCCCGCGACATCAGGCACGAATACCTCAGGGCCACGCTCGCCCACCACATAGGCAGTGTTGGCAGACACAGGGCCACCTGATGCTCGACCAGGCAGGCCCACGGATTCGTAGACGTTGCGGTGAACTGTCGTGACCGTGATCGTTGCTGAGCGGTTGAGGGATGCGGCGAGATTGTCCATGATGCGCTGCATTCGCTTATTTGATGGCCCACCAGGGCCAAGGTCGGCAGCGAAGCCATCAAGAGTGTCTTGGGCTGATTTGACGCCTGCGCCGTAGTAGGCAGACGCGGCAAGCAATGCCACCTCATCAGCAGCAGCCGTGGATGTCTCCACCAAACGGTTGGTCTGCTCAATGGCAGTAGCGCCACCCTCAATCAACTGATTAGCAATGCCTGTGCCAGCGGTGACACCAGCAGCCAACACTTGCTGCAACGCCTCAGGGGAAAGACCGAGGATGACCAACTGCTTGATGCGGTCAGCGAAGCCCACCGCGCTCTCAGCCTGCTTGGTTAGCGCATCAAGGAATGACATGCCAGATTCCTGGGCAGCCTGGTAAGCATCACCGAACGAGAACGCCTGCGTGATGGATGACACCACGCTGTCCTTGAAGTTGATAAACGTCTGCTCAGCGTCACGCAGATTGTCTTTCAACTGTGTGATCAGGTTGCCATATTTCTCGGCAGGTGAATCCTCAATGCTGGCAAGCAGTTCCTTGCGAAGGTCAGCAAAGGATGTCTTAGCCTTCGCTGTGGCCGAACCGAGCCCACCAGTGCTTGTGGCTGCTTCCTCGCTGCGGCGCTTCCACTCATCGAGCGTTCCGCCAGTAAAGGAAATGTCAGCACCGAGCGCGCGAGCTTGAGCCGTCATGCGGTCAGTGGCTGCACCAGTTGAGCGCACGAACGAATAGTTGTCGCGCGTGGCCTGTTGAACTGCTGGAATGTAGCCTTTCAGGCCAACAGTTAGACGAGCAATTTCGTTGGCTTGATTGGCTGCGGCTTCAGCCGCTAACTGCTCAGCGTTGCCATATGTCTGTATGGCTTTTGCCCCAACAATAAAGCCCCTGCCAACAAGTGGGCTATTCAAGATCAAGTCTTGAATTGTTTGCAGCAATCCTTTGCTGTCATCATTTGCCTCAGCAGCAGTCGCGCCTAACTCATTGAGCTTGCGAATGATGCCGCCAATGCCGTAAGTCAAGTCAGCAACCGAATCGGCAGTATCCTCAATCGTCTGGGCAAGTCCAGCGCTGCCACCAAAGGATTGAATGGCACCGTCCACGGCGTAATAAAGACCTTGGCCAATGGCAATCTTGGCATTGTCCACCGATGCGGAAAGCACACGCATCGTGTTAGCAAGCCCATCAGCGGTGCGCGAGAAATCACCCTGCTGCACCGTGGTCTGCGCGAGGATCTCGGCCTGAGCAGCCAACACGCGCTGCTGCTGAGAAAGTGCGCCTGAGCCGTTGTAGATGCCCATCTCCATGGCACGCGCTTTGAGGGTAGCGTCATCGAGTAGCACGCCAAATCTGCGCAGCGGCTCAGACTCTCCACGCAAACCAGCACCAAGTGCCTGGATTGCCTCATCAACGGTCGTGTTGTTAAACGATGCGAGGTCGCCGGCAAGAGAAGTCAGATCGGTAGAGAACGTGTTGAGGGAATCACCAGCGAGTCCAGCAGACTTTCCAAAAATGCCAAACGTGGCGGCAGCGTCAAGCGCAGCCGTCTTGGATAGGCCCATTGCAGTATTAGCGGATTCGGCCCATTCATTGAGGGTGGCTTGACCACCTGGCCCGAAAACCTGCTGCACCTTGTTCTGGACTTCGCCAAAATCCGACGCAGCCATGATCGCGTCTTTGCCGAGATTGACTAGCGCATAACCAGCAGCGGCAGCTCCAGCAGCAAGGGCTGCGGTAGCCATGCCGGAAATCTTGCCAAGTCCGGTGAATGATTGCTCAGTGTTAGCTGATTGACCCTGCAAACTCTGAAGGTCTTTGATTGCCTTCTTGATGTCGCGGTCGTTGTAATCACCAGTGATCGTGACATTGATGGGCGACTTGGCCACTAGACCCTACCTCCTGTCACAGACTTGGCCGCCTTATCTATGGCTGCCTCAATTGCTCGGCGAGCTTCTGGCCCTGCCGAATAGAGCGCATCGGTCAAGGTGCGCGGCCAGCGCTCACCCCACCTGTCATTGAGATGTTGGTTGAACGGATCGCCGCTGCGATTCCTGCTGCCTGCTAGAGCAAAGATCGCACCAGCAGGTGTCTTGGTGATGACTCGACCAGCGAACCTCACCACCTGCCCGCGCTTACTTCTGCGAACCGTCTGCGGCACGATTCCCGCTGCAACAGCAGAACCGCGAAAGCCGAGATCGCGAGTGCCACGCACAAGCGAAACGGCACCAACCTGACCTGTCTGACCTGTGGGCACATTCCACGGCCCCCAACCACGCAACGCGCGTTGCGGCGTATTGGATCGCGCATCTGCGGCAACACCGAGCAGACCTTGTTTGATTTCCTTGTTCAACGTTGAATAGACATCTTTGTCGAACTTGGACAAACGATTGACCAAGGAAGCCACGCCCTCAACCTCAACATTCATTGGCATCAGCGTGACCCCTTCCGCATCTCATTTGCTCTCCAACGTAGATAGCGGTGCATCGTCGCCAACATGCGCGGTGATTCATTAAGCAGCGCCGACGGTGGCACCTTCCATTCATAGGACAGGTGCGTGATCAGCCAGTGGGCGCTTTGCTCTCCAAAGGGGGAACATCAGCATCCTTGCCAAGTCGAACGCTCACCACGTTCTCGCACCAGGCATCAAAGTCTGGCGTGTCAGGCTTGCCTCGTTTGATGCTGTGCCACGCCATAAATAAAAGCCATTCAATGCGTGGCTGGCCTTCTTGACCCATGAGCGCTTGCGCGCCTGGTCGGTCATATTGGCGCTCAAATGCGATGAAGTCGGGGACGGTCGCGGTTGTTTCCGCCCCCGACCCATCGGCATATTCAACGCCCAAGGAAAAGGTGAGCATGCGCAGGTGTCCTTTCAGACCTAAGCGGAAGTACCGCGAGAAACAGTGCCCGACACCGGCCAGGTGACAGACAGGGTGGCGAGATCGCCAACCGAGGATGCGAACGGCTGGTACTGGTTCACCAAGCACACAGCGGTGTAGCTTGGGTTGGTTGCCGAAACGCTGCTGCTGGTTGGCCTGATGACCACCGTGGCGAGCGTATTGAGCAGCGGGAACAGGGTTGCGTCCACACTTCCTGCGCCGAAGTCCTGGTGGAATTCCAGCGTGACAGATGCCTGCTTCAAGCCACCAACGCGCGTGCGCCATTCGCCACCAAAAGCAGTGGTTTCGACATCATCGCTTTCAACAGTGAGTTCAGCGCTTGCAAGGCTGGTGGAAAAATCCGTCCCACCTACGGTGATGCTGTAATCAGTGGCCACAAACTTTGCCATGAGGGTATGCCCTTTCCTTATTGAGCGAACACCTGCACGACGAACTCCGCCGCGAGGTAAGTCACATCACCCACAGGTAGTGACGTGTAATTCCGCATCTCTGTGACGCGGAGGTCTGATATAGCGCCATTGAGGTCACGGTCTGACTCAATGGCGGTCTTGATGCTGGTAGCACCACTTGATGCGCAATAAGCGTCTAGTCGAGATTGCGCGCTGCGCTCATCCACGCGGCCCACAATCACCAGCACAGAGAATTCGTAGGTGTCTAGCCCACGCTTAAACGCGGTGTCATAGTTGATCGTCTCAGGCTTGATGACGGCAATCGGTGGGTTAATCTGATCAGGCACCCACGCGCTAGTGCGCAGACCTGAGATGGTCGCCAGGTTGGTGGCAAGCCCTGAACGAATCGTGGCAACGTCAGCCATTACGCCACACCGCTGTAACGCATATACGGTGCAACCAATTGCGCCACGTCGGGATCTAGTTGGCGGCTGACCCTGATTGCACCCATGTCACCGAAACCGGCAACACCAAGCGGTGAATCAAGGCGCTTGAAGATGCGTGATGCCTGGATGACGGCTGCTTGGGTGATAACGCTGGGAACGCTCGGCCAGCCCCACGTGGTCGTGATCTTGACGCCAATCTCAGCGAAGTCAAATGGCCACAGGTAATCACCGACAGCGCGTATGCGCGTGTAAGGCCAGGTCAGCCCATCCATATATTGGTTGAGCGGCTCAAGCTGGTAGTCATCGGTGCCCCAAGTGACTTCCCATTGTGGCGGGTCATAGTCACTCGTCTGGATGGTTACCGCTGTGCCGGCAATGTCATCAACGCGCAGAACGTAGGCATCCTCAGCGGCGAAATAGCGAGTCGCTGACACGCTGCCAAATGAGCGCGCGCAGTAGCCGTCAATCAACTCAGACGCGGCTGAACCTGCCATGGAAATCAGCGAGTCATCTACCGAATCAGTGATGCGCAGCGCAGCCTTGATCTGCGCGGTGCTGGCGTAAAGCGTCATAAACACTCCTAATTGATGCGCGTTGAAGGTGAGTGATATTGATGACCCTCAAGACCAAAATTGACAAACGGATTCAAGCTCATAACCGTGACGCCTTCAGCGCGTAACTGGTTCGCCACCTTGGGTAGCATGTCATCCCACACGGACATTGGATTGTCGCCTGGCGAGTAGCCGTCAAAGTTGCTTGCTGAGTCGAGCAGGCCGCAATCAGTTCCGGCAAGAATGATGTGACGCGCTCCAAGATATTGCGCGAAGTGCATAGCCATGTGAAGTGACGTGGGGCCGACCACCAAGGTGTCCGGCTGCTTAGGCCACATCTCAGCGCAATCAAACTGTGAATACCTTTGCGTGCCAGTATTGATATAGAAAATGTTTGGCGCGACTGGTGGCACTGGTATTGCGGCAGAACCGCCTTGATCTACTGTCGGCGCGATGATTGGCAGATCAGGTCTTTGCTCCGAGATTGCGGCAGCATCACGATGGTAATGCGTGACTGTGTAAAACTCCTGAAGCCGTAAGCGCACGCCAACGTAATTGACTGCCACAACTATTCGATCAGACCAAAACCAGCGTGGCACATGATCCAAGGATTTGCCTGAACCAAGCACCCAGATAGTTGATCCTTTGTGCAGGTCTTTATAATCCGTTGCTGAGGTCAGAAGGCTTAGTCCCATGAGTTCCGCCTACGGATTGCGAGTGACCAGCGCCCTTCCCCTGTGGGATTGGTCTGCTGCTTCATCTTGTAATACTCGGAATTGGACTGGAAAGTTTGCTGATTCTTGTCGCGGTAACCATGGCTGAGCGTGCTTGAGTTGTCGTGATGCACAGGCACATCGCTGAGCACGACTGGAACGCCAGCCGCACGACAGCGAGCCTGATAGTCATTGTCCTCAAAATATGCAGGGTGCAAAGACTCATCAAACAGGCCCACGTTCTGCACGACTTCCTCGCCGATGGCAAAGGCGCACCACGGTGGAGATCCAGCCGATAACGTGAGGAGCGAGCGCGAAGCATAAGTGTGAAATAGTTCAAGTGAACCAGCAGGCCAGACCACATCAAAGTTAGCGATCAGCCAATAATCAGCAAACGGTGCACACTTGATGCCCAAGTTCCATGACCCAGCCACCCCCATGTTGGCGGGCATTGGCAGCAGGCTGAACTGACGCACCCATTGTTGCCAGGAAACTTGCTTAGGATCTATGCAGCGCCCATTGTCAATGACGATCAGATGTGCAATTGGATAATCAATGCTTGCCACCATGCGGTAAAGCAATTCCGGTGCGGTGAGCACAGGCACAACCATTGCTGGAATCACAGCACGTCCAAGATTGGCCGCCAATACTTGGCAAACACTTTGTCAGCGTCATAGTCAGCCGCAAAGTCAATGGCCTTAGTGCTCGTGCCTTGACCACGCGCGTAGGCTGCTTCAAGTGCCTCAATGATGCTGCCAATGTTGGGGGTCAGCCACCACGACTTCTGCGATTGATCCCACACAGGTTGGCCCTGCACTAACCACCCGTCACCGAGCAGCTCAGGCTGGGCCGTGAAGT